TTAACATTTAACGGCAACGACCCTGATGGTGGTACAGGGTATGGTTTTGCAGCTTGGGCGGCGTGTGAACCTATTGACACTTTAGTAGATGGGAACCAAGCAAACGACAATTACCGAAAAGGAATTGATTTCCACGCTGGTTTAAACGGCATTGTTTCTAATAACGTATGCGCTCGTAATCGTATTTATGGTATTTATGTAATGAGCAACCGAGGCGCATTTACCATTTCAAATAACCTTGTTACCGAAATGACCGGCCCCAATCCTTTTAACTTAGCCATTTATGGCATTCGTGTTGGTGGGCTTGTTGGTCAAGGCCTTTCCGAAATACCTACATCGTATGTTTTAGATGGGAATGTTATTAATGAGTTTAACCTAACTTCTGGTGTTGATGGATTCCCATTGGCTGATGCAATGACTGGGTGTTCGTATGGTAGTTTGACTATTTCAAATAATATAATTGATGTCGGCTCCGTAGGAGCAATCCATAATAGCGCGGCTAACGCTGGTATTGGACCTGATGGTAATTATTATGACGTAAACTTTTCTAACAATCAGATATACGCAAAGTCTTGCACACAAACACTACAGCCTATTTTATTTCGTGGAAGTAATAACAGACAAAAAATCTTTTGTAACAACAATGTTAATATTGCTAATGTTACTGGCACGAGTGGCATCGTTGCCCATGCTGTTACATCCATTACAAACCGTTGTTTTATTGCGAACGGCAATAACATTGTTGCCCCAGATTCTGGTTGGTCATCTATTAACGAGCCAATCCAAGTGCGCCGAGTCACAAGCGAAACGCAGACTGGCAACATAGTAAACGGCGTGGCTTGGCGTGATTGGGATGGGTATAAATTTATATTTTTTACAAGCGCAGCCGCTCCAACGACAAATTTTTGGAGTCAAGGTTCTATTGTTTGGAAAAACAATGTGGCGGCATTAGGTACGCCAGGTTATATTTCCACCACGGCTGGTACGCCAGGAACGTGGTCGGCTATGGCTAGTTTGGTTTAATTAGCTAAGGAAAAATAATGGCAACATTTTATTGGGTCGGCGGTTCTGGAACTTGGAATGCTACAGACACTACAAACTGGGCTAGTTCATCTGGCGGTGCTGGTGGTGCTGGTGTACCTACGTCTACTGACAATGTAATATTTGATTCTTTGTCTAACGCAACAGCATACACAGTAACATTAGGGACTAACGCTGTTTGTGAGGACTTAACTGCTGCTGGCCCACTTGCGGGAAATGTTACCTTTTCTTTAGGCGCTACCGCAGTAATTAACTGCCACGGTTCAATGACTTTACCAGCAACAGGGCTTACTTGGACTGGAACAGCGGGGGCAAACCTAGTATTTAGAGCTACAGTCACAGGAAAAACAGTTACTACAAATGGCGTATCTCTAACGAATACAGCCATTACCTTTGATGGCGTTGGTGGTGGATGGACTCTTGGAAGTGCTTTCACCCACACAGGGAATACTTTTTTTGTTACCAATGGAAGTTTTGATACTGGAAACTTTAATTTAACTACCCCTAACTTTTTTTCTACTAATTCTAATATACGAAGTATTGCATTAGGTTCTTCAACTGTTAATATAAGTGGAACTACTGCAGTCAATTTTTCAATTACAACTAATTTAACCTTTAATGCTGGCACATCGTCTATTGTTTGCGCTGGAGCGGCTTCAACACTTAATGGTGGTGGGCTAACTTTCTATAATGTATCGTTTACAAGCGCTGCTGCTGGAACAACCACAATTAATGGTGCAAATACATTTAATAATGTGACACAGACAAGTAGAAATGCCGATGGAGTTAGGCAAATGGTTTTAAGCGATAACCAAATTGTCAATGGAACGCTTACATTAGGGGCTGCAAATACAGCGGTTCGTAGAATTCAAATTTTTTCTAATATTTCTGGGGCTCAAAGAACTATTACATTAAATGGCACACTAGCAACATTATCAGATGTTTCTTTTAAAGATATTAATGCTGCTGGAACTGTATCTACACCATGGACTGGTACTCGTATTGGTAATGGTTTAGGTAACTCAAATATTACTTTTGATGCCCCAAAGACTGTTTATTGGAATTTAGCCGGATCGCAAAATTGGTCTGCCGTAGGATGGGCAACAACTAATAATGGAATTCCAGCCGTAAATAACTTTCCTTTACCACAAGACGCAGCGGTATTTACTGAGGCTGGCTCTGCTGGAACAGTAACAATTAATGGCGCTTGGTGGATTGGAAATCTTCAAATGGCTGACGGCGTATCTAATCGAACAACAGCATTTACACTAGCAACAGGTACAAATACAATTGCTTTTTTTGGTAATGTAACTTTATTTAGCAATTTAACCTTAACTGGAACTGGGTCTTTAACTTTATCTGGTCAAGGAATTACACAAACTATTACATCTGCTGCTGTAACATTTACCCAACTACTAACAGTCGATTGCCCAGCTAGCACGGTTCAGCTACAAGACAACCTGACAATGGATTCTGCTCGTACCTTTACGCTAACGGCTGGTACGTTAGATTTATCTAGCGGCAATCGCACATTAAGCACGGGGTTATTTAGCTCATCAAACAGCAACACAAGGGCTATATTATTTGGTACGGGCAATATTACACTGACGGGTAATGCTGCAACTATATGGAATTTTGTAACTGCAACAGGATTTACATACACGGGTACGCCAACTGTAAATTCTACTTATGTAGGGTCTGTTGGAACTAGAAACATTTTTCACGGCTCTACAGCAGGGGCAACAGAAACAAACACACCTAGTTTTTATGTAAGTGCTGGCGCAGGTGTTATTGATGTATCTAACGCTAAAACATTAGATACAACTGGTTTTAGTGGTTCTTTAGCTAGTAGAGCTAGAACTATTTATGAAAATTTAATTTTTGCTAGTGGAATGACTACCGCTTCTGGTACAACTATAACCACTTTTGGGGCTACTTCAGGCACTCAATTAGTTACTTTTAACGGCGTAACAATAGATTTTCAACTTACTGTAAACGGCGTTGGCGGGATTGTGGCGTTTCAAGATGCTTTAACTATGGCCGCTTCTCGTATATTAACTATTATTAACGGTACACTCCAACTTAAAAACGGTGTAACTTCTACCGTTGGTTCGTTTGTTACATCTAACACAAACCAAAAGTTTTTACAATCAACCACACTTGGCTCACAAGCTACTTTGTCGCAGGCATCAGGTACAGTGGATGTAACCTGCTTAACTATTCGAGATATTAACGCCACGGGCGGCGCAACGTGGAACGCTTTTACAAATCAGTTGAACATTGACGCAGGCAACAATGACGGCTGGGATTTTGGTATTTCGCCCGTTGTGGGCGGCGCAGAATATACTTACGCATTGCGATCATTCACCCAACCTCGGAGATTTTGAAATGACAATGAATCTTAAAGCCGTAACAACCTGTTTCGGCTACCAACAAATTACCGTGGACAGTTCTAAGGGCTTAACAGTTCCAGTTAACGCGCCAGATGGATTAAACGCCAGACCTGTTTTTGCGCTTATCGTAGCCGAAGGCGCTGCTGTTCGTTGGCGCGATGATGGTACAGCTCCTACGGCTTCTATAGGTATGCCTTTGGCAGTCGGTGTACCTTTGCAATATGACGGCGACCTCAGTAAAATTCGATTTATTCAACAAGCCGCTACTGGAATAATTAACGTTAGTTATTATTCATAGTTGGTGTAAGATAAACCACTGTACCGGCCCAGTAGACCGGGGTTCCAATGGAACATGAAATGACTGAAGAAGTCCAACAACCCTTAGCGGAAGTAGACTCCGCGCCCGCAACAGAAGTGACGGCCACTCCTGAAGCAAATGTAAATGCGCCGGAAGTCGCTGAAGAAGCAAAAGAGCCTTTACGGGTTTTTACCCAAGAAGAACTTGATGCAGCAATCGGCAAAAGGCTTGCAAGAGAACAACGTAAGTGGGAAAGAGAGCAGACTCAACGTCAAGCGGAAGCCCAAACGCTGAGAGCGCCAGCAACGATCCCGCCAGTCGATCAGTTCGACAGCCCTGAAGACTATGCAGACGCATTGGCCTATCAGAAAGCTGAACAACTGTTAGCCCAGCGAGAACAAGCAAGGCAGCAATCTGCAATTCTTGAGTCTTATCACGAACGCGAAGAAGAAGCTCGGAACAAGTACGACGACTTTGAACAAGTTGCTTACAACCCAAAACTTCCAATCACTGACGTGATGGCTGAGTCAATCCGAGCCTCGGACATAGGCCCTGAAGTAGCTTACTACCTCGGTGCCAACCCCAAGGAAGCGGAACGAATCTCTCGTCTTGCGCCTATCGTGCAGGCTAAAGAAATTGGGAGAATTGAGGCCAAGATGGCCAATGATCCTCCCGTGAAACGAACCACGTCTGCGCCAGCACCGATTTCGCCCGTCACTGCTCGCTCCTCTGGGGGCCCAGCCTATGACACTACTGATCCACGGTCTACCAAGACCATGACGGATTCGCAGTGGATTGAAGCTGAAAGAGCAAGGCAGATGAAAAAGTGGCAAGCGCAAGCCAACCGCTAAACAATTTTTGAAGGATTTTTTCCATGTCTAATAGTATCTTAACGATCGACATGATCACCCGCAAAGCTCTCGAGATTCTCGAGAACAACCTGGTGCTCACCCGTAACGTGAACCGTCAGTACGACGACAGCTTTGCTGTTGAAGGTGCCAAGATTGGTTCTACACTGCGTATCCGTTTACCCGACCGCGCTTTGGTAACTGACGGTGCCGCCCTGCAAGTTCAGGACGACAACGAACAGCACACCACTTTGACTGTTGCTTCACAAAAGCACATTGGTGTCAACTTCACATCTGCTGAATTGACCATGCAATTGGACGATTTTGCAGAACGTGTTCTGAAGCCTCGTATTAGCCAGTTGGCATCTTCTATTGATGCTGACGTTGCCAATGCGTACAAAACCATTGGTAACACCGTTGGCACCCCAGGCACCACTCCTTCTACTTCTTTGGTCTTGTTGCAAGCCCAACAGAAGCTGAACGAAAACGCTGCCGTGATGTCACCACGTTACGCTACCGTCAACCCAGCCGCCAACGCTGGTTTGGTTGAAGGCATGAAAGGTTTGTTCAACCCTACCGACACCATCAGCAAGCAGTTCAAGAACGGCATGATGGGCACTGGCGTGTTGGGCTTTGACGAGATCAACATGTCTCAGTCAATCAAGCAACACACCACTGGTTCACGTGATGCTTCCGCATCCACCACAACCAGCGCTGCTGTGACAACTGAAGGCGCTGCCACTTTGACTCTGGCTCAAGGCTCTGTGACCACTACTATCGCCGCTGGCGACGTGTTCACTATTGCTGACTGCTTTGCTGTCAACCCACAGACCCGTGAAACCACTGGTGCTTTGTTCCAGTTTGTAGCTTTGGCTACCGCCACTGCTGTTGCTGGTACTTGGACTGTGACTGTTGCGCCTATGTATTCGGCCAACCACGCATTGGCCACCATGAATGTTTTGCCTGCTACTAGCAAGGCCGTGACATTCGTTGGTGCTGCCTCTACTGCTTATGCTCAGAACTTGGTTTACCACAAAGATGCGATCACATTTGCGACCGCCGATTTGTTGCTGCCCCAAGGCGTTGATATGGCTGCTCGCGCAGTTCATAACGGTATCAGCTTGCGCGTTGTTCGTCAGTACGACATCAACAACGACCGTATGCCTTGCCGTATTGACGTTTTGTATGGCTTCAGCACCATTCGTCCACAGATGGCCTGCCGCATCTGGGGTTGATCAGAAACTTTTTTGAAGGAAAATTATCATGGCATTACCTAACGGCGCAGGCGGTTACCAACTTGGTGACGGCAATCTGAACGAAGTCACGCTGGGCTACGGCCCAACTCCCGCAACCTATACAGCTAACGCAACTGCCGCTTTGACAGTTGCCGATCTGGAAGGCGGCATCATTCTGTACACGCAAACCAATGCCAATAACCTTCAGCTTCCGCTGGTGGCTGGTGTGGGTGGTGTAGATGATCGCATCAGCAGCGCCAAAATTGGCAGCACTTTTGACTTTGTTGTCATGTCCACCAGCACTGGTGTGGGCACTGTAACTGTCAACACTGGCTGGACTTTGGTTGGCTCTGGCGCAACTCCTGCATCTGGCGTCGGCGCTATTTTCCGTGCTCGCAAGAGTGCTGAAGGCGCTTGGTCTGTGTACCGCATTGCGTAAACTGAATGGGGGTCTAAACAACCCCCATTTTTCCCTTTTGGAACTGATAAAGGAATTTAATCATGGCAAATAACAAACCTATTGGCGTTGCATACGCCGACCCCCAATTGGATTCGTTCCAAGTTGGCTCAAGTAACGATCCAATTGCGATCACTTCTGCTGGTGTCCTCAACGGCGCGTATGCAGTTACTTCAGCAACGTCGGGCGATACTCGTCTTAACTTTAACCGGCTAACCTTTACCTCGACTGGCTCTGGTGAAACTGCTCGTTTCTTGACCCGCGTAACTGGTGCTAACGGCGCTACAGGCGGCACCATCAACGGCGCACACATCAGCACGTCGATCAACGGTTCCGGCACGATCAGCGGTGCGGCCAACGCCATTCGTGCAACCATTGGTGGCACGTCTACCAACCCTGGCGGCACTTTGGCAGCTTTGCAACTGGACTCTGATTTTGCATCGGGCGGCACTTGGACTAACGCATCTTTTTTGCGCGTGACCAACAGCGGCACGGGCGAAGTAGGTAACTTTGCACTAATGCCAGCGGTCAGTGCAACGGGTGTGTTCCGCGCTAAGGTGGGTTCGCCCGTAGTCAGCCATTGCATCCCAGTGGTTAGCGGCGGTACGACGTACTACATTATGGTCAGCACGATTGCCTAATGGTAATCACCAAAGAATTTCTCATTGGTGAAATTCAATCGCTTGAGCAAGAGATTGGAAAGGCGCAAACCTTTCTGACTCAAGCTCAAGCGGTTTTGAACGCTTATCAAATGCTTGCCCGTAAATTGGACGAGCCAGAACCAACACTTTCGGAAGAATAATGTCTACTATTTACATGTCCCACCCCGTTCACGGTCGCAAAATAGCTTACATGGAACTAGAGGCTGAATTCGATGAAAAAAATGGTTGGGTGCGATATACTTTAGACACGCCTGTTGAGGCGGCTCCTGTCGTCAACGAACTGGAAGTCAAACGTCGTCGTAGCCGATCACCAGAGGTGGTCGAACAAGGAGCATAAACATGGCCATCTATACCGCTGGCGATCAAATCAATAGAGCATTGCGATTGCTTGGCGTGTTGGCTGAAGGTGAGACACCTTCTGCGTCCGTGTCCCAAGACGCTTTGATGGCGTTGAATCAGATGATTGATTCATGGAACACTGAACGCTTGTCGGTTTTTAGCACCCAAGATCAAATATTTACTTGGCCTGCTGGTGAAATTACACGCACTCTGGGCCCATCAGGCAACTTTGTAGGCAACCGTCCCGTACTGTTGGACGACGCTACCTACTACCGCGATGCAGGCACCAACGTGTCTTATGGCATTAAGTTTATCAACCAACAACAGTACGACGGCATCGCTGTTAAAACTGTGACGTCCACGTACCCACAGGTCATTTTTGTCAACATGACCTACCCTGACGTTACGATGACCATCTACCCACGACCCACACGGGACTTGGAATGGCACTTCATATCAGTTCAAGAACTGACCCAGCCTGCCACTTTGGTGACCAATATTCTGTTTCCACCAGGCTATCTGCGGGCGTTCGTATATAACTTGGCAATGGAATTTGCACCTGAGTTTGGTGTGGAGCCAAGCCCACAAGTGCAACGAATTGCAATGACATCCAAGCGCAATCTCAAGCGCATCAACAATCCTGACGACATCATGTCAATGCCTTACGCCATTGTGTCTTCACGTCAGCGGTTCAATATTTTTGCTGGTAATTACTGATGCAAACGCCGATTCTTGGCTCCAGCTATGTTGCCCGCAGCATCAACGCTGCCGACAACCGCATGGTCAACTTGTACCCAGAAGCCACGCCAGACGGCGGCAAAACTGCGGCTTTTTTGACGCGGTGCCCTGGGTTGGAGTTTTTGCAAACAGTTGGCACAGGCCCCATTCGCGCCCTTTGGGCACACCAGACCAATGGGTCAAACATCTTTGTGGTGTCTGGCAACGAGGTCTACAAACTTGACGGCATGACCTCCGCACCCACTTTCTTGGGCAATGTGACCGGCACGGGCCCCGTGTCTATTGCTGACAACGGAACCCAGATTTTCTTTGCTTGCAACCCTGACAGTTACATCTACAACGAAGTCACCGATGTGTTTCAACAAATCACTGACCCAGATTTTCCTGGCGCGGTGACTGTAGGCTACTTGGACGGCTATTTTGTGTTCAATGAGCCCAATAGCCAAAAGGTGTGGGTGACAGCCTTGCTGGATGGTCTATCGGTCGATCCGCTGGACTTTGCCAGCACTGAAGGCTCACCCGACGGCTTGGTGGCCATCAACATAGACCACCGTGAAGCATGGATGTTTGGCACCGACTCAATTGAAGTCTGGTACGACGCTGGCTTGGCCGACTTTCCATTGGCGCGCATCCAAGGTGCGTTTAACGAAATTGGTTGCGTGGCTGCGTTCTCAGTGGCCAAGCTGGACAACGGTTTGTTTTGGCTGGGCACCGATGCCCGTGGCCAAGGTATTGTTTACCGAGCAAACGGCTACACCGGCCAGCGGGTATCCACCCACGCCATTGAGTATGCGATTGCCCAATACCGCGACATTTCGGATGCGGTGGCGTACACATATCAGCAAGAAGGACACGCCTTTTATGTGCTGACGTTTCCCACAGGTAATGCCACATGGGTCTACGACGTGGCCACCCAAGCGTGGCATGAACGGGCTGGCTGGAGCAACGGTTCTTTTACCCGTCATCGGTCTAATTGCCAATGTAATTTTATTGGCAACACCATTGTTGGTGACTTTGAAAATGGCAACATTTACAAGATGAACTTGAACGTCTACGCCGACAACGGCGGCGTTCAAAAGTGGCTGCGCTCATGGCGAGCCCTGCCCAGCGGTCAGAACAACCTCAAGCGCACCGCCCACCACAGTTTGCAATTGGATTGTGAATCTGGCACTGGTTTGGCCACTGGCCAAGGCGATGACCCACAGGTCATGTTGCGTTGGTCAGATGATGGTGGCCACACTTGGAGTAGTGAGCATTGGTCACCGATGGGCAAGATCGGCGCGTACTACCAGCGCGTGTTCTGGCGTCGGCTTGGTATGACGCTCAAGCTGCGGGATAGGGTCTATGAAGTGTCTGGCACCGATCCTGTAAAGGTCGCCATTATGGGCGCTGAATTGATTCTGAGCCCGACCAATGCCTGAATTACTTAATATAACGAACCTACCTTCGTCGCGGGTCGAGTTTATCGACCCTCGCACGGGGTTGATGTCGCGTGAGTGGTATCGGTTCTTTTTGAACATATTCACTTTGGTTGGCGGTGGCAACAACCAGACATCGCTTGATGATTTGCAACTTGCGCCGCCATTCGTACCTGCAACGGCAGGCGGCGGCTCAGGCACGGTCACATCGGTCGATGTATCTGGCGGCACCACAGGCTTAACCACTTCTGGTGGCCCAATTACCACCAGTGGCACCATTACCCTTGGTGGCACCTTGGCACTTGGCAGCGGCGGCACGGGAGCCACGTCAGCGGGCGGCGCACCATTTGCGCTCAAGGGGGCCAACACTGACATCACCTCGGTCACGCTGACCAGCGGCACAATCACCACCGCGCCCACATCAAGCAACGATATTGCCAACAAATCTTACGTTGACAGCATCGCCACCAATGTCAATTTCCATACGGCGTGTAGTTATGCCACCGCCGCAGGGTTGCCCGCCAACACTTACAACAACGGCACTGGCGGCGTAGGTGCAACTCTGACCGCCAATGCCAACGGCGCGTTGGTTGTGGACAGCTACACGTTTGTGTCGCCTGGCGACCTTAACAAGCGAGTGTTGATCAAAGATGAGGTTGTAGGGGCCAACAACGGTATATACACGGTCACTCAAGTTGGAGATGCAAGCAACCCCTACATCCTGACCCGTGCAACGGATTACGACACCAGCGGCTCAGGCGTAGACCAAATTGACCAAGGCGACATGATGTTGGTGCTGTTTGGCACAGTCAACGCCAACACATCTTGGGTGCAACAGACTGCATTGCCAATCACAATTGGCACTACTGCGCTGGTGTTTATTGAGTTTGCTGCGGTGCAAATTTACACAGCCGGTACAGGGTTATCCCTAATTACCAACCAGTTTTCAATTACAAATATCGGCACGGCGGGCACCTACGGCTCGGCCACACAAACGCCAGTATTGACCACCAACGCCCAAGGTCAAGTCACAGGTGTCACAAACACCACCATCACGCCTGCCGTGGGCTCAATTACGGGCTTGGCCACCGGCGTAGCAACCTTCTTGGCCACGCCGACCAGCGCCAATTTGGCGGCTGCGGTGACCGATGAAACCGGCACTGGCGCATTGGTGTTTGCCACTTCCCCCACCTTTGTCACACCAATCCTCGGCGTTCCGCAATCGGGGGACTTCAGCATTGGCACGTTCACTTGGCCAACCTTTAACCAGAACACCACAGGTACAGCGGCCAATGTGACCGGCATTGTGGCCGTGGCCAACGGCGGTACAGGCACGGCCACACCGGCGCTGGTTGCAGGCACCAACATCAGCATCACTGGCACTTGGCCAAACCAGACAATCAACTCCAGCAACCCTGGTGGCACGGTCACTTCGGTAGACGCAACCGTACCTTCATTTTTATCAATTACCGGCGGGCCAATTACGACATCGGGCACCTTGGCCATTACCTACTCAGGAACGGCTTTGCCTATTCTTAATGGTGGCACTGGCCAAACAACCGCTGGCGCAGCGTTTAACGCTTTGTCGCCCATCACCACCACGGGCGACCTGATCATTGGCAATGGTGCTAACAGCGCCACCAGGCTGCCTATTGGGGCAACCAACTATGTTCTGACGTCCAACGGCACCACAGCAACTTGGGCGGTGGCCAGCGGTAGCGGGGCGACAATTAGCAACGACACGACCACGGCCACCAACATCTATCCGTTGCTTGCCGCCGCTACCAGCGGCTCGTTGGCCACGGCGTACACCAGCGACGC